AAGGATGAGATTAAACTTGCAACTGCTATCCAGAAGAAAACCAAAGCCACACGGGAAGAATTACAAGCTGCTGAAGAATTAGCTGCACGGCACAAGAAGACTACCGCTGCAATGAAGCAGACTAAGGATGCTATTGAGCGTCTAGCCCAAGAGAAGAAGGAGATGAACCGTGAGGGTGCTGCAAGGGCAAAGCAGATGGATCGGGAAATCTTCAAAGAGAAAGAGCTTCGTAAGGCATTGAACATGGAGGTCAAATCTATACAGGATTTGATGACCAAGACTAACGCTATGGTTGCAGCCCGTAAGCGGTTAGATTTATCAACAGACAAAGGGAGAAGGGCAGAGAAGGCATATGCCAAACAGATAGCAGCAAATACTACCAAGCTAAAGAGATACGATGCCCTGATCGGAAGGCATCAAAGGAATGTAGGGAATTACACAAAGACATTAGGAGGGTTAAAGGCTGGATACATAGCTGTGATGGCTGCTATTGTTGGTGCTATTGCTGGACTCAGAAGGTGGATTAATCTACACGCTGAGTTGTCAGATGCAATGGCTGATGTAAGAAAGACCACAGGATTAACGTGGAAAGAAGTACATAAACTAAACAAGGAACTATTAAAGATAAACACCAGAACTTCACAGAAGGAGCTTTTGGACTTATCTTTTGTTGCTGGTAAATTAGGTATTCAAGGCTCTGAAAATATATTAGGGTTTGTTCGTGCAGCCGATCAGATTGGGGTTGCATTAGGAAGGGAATTAGGAGATGTAGAAGAAGCCACAAGGGTAATCGGGAAGCTTACTGAGCTATTTGACCTGAAGGATGAGTTCGGGCTAGAGGAGTCAATGATTAAGATCGGCTCTGCTATCAACTCATTGGGGATGGCATCAACTGCATCTGAAGGATTCTTAGTGGAGTTCACCAAACGATTAGGTGGTATTGCTTCTCAGGCTAAGATAAGTGTATTTGATGTATTAGGACTTGGCTCTGCTTTGGATCAGTTAGGACAGACATCAGAGGTTTCTTCTACCGCTCTTTCACAGGTTATCGTTAAGTTGTTTCAGAATACCAGCAAGTTTGCAAAGATCGCTGGACTTGAAGTTGAGTCATTCTCAAGGCTCCTTCAGACCGATGCTAACGCAGCCATAGTCCAATTTGTTACAGCACTAGGAGATAACAATAAAGGGATGATGGCAATGGCGAAAGCCTTTGATCAAATGGGATTAGACGGGAAAAGAACTATCGGAGTCCTTTCCGCTTTAGCTACAAACATTGACGTAGTAACAGAAGCACAGGAATTATCTAACGCAGAAGGAATAAAGGCGACATCAATAGCAAATGAATTTGCCATTAAGAATGACACCCTTGCCGCCTCAATGGAAAGGACTACTAAGGCATGGACTTCGTTCATACAAAGCGAGGGAGTTGAAAAGTTCCTAAAGAATTTATATGATGCCGCAACGGTTATACTAGGAGGTGCAGGGGCAGAGATAATAAAGCTACAAAAGGAACTTAAAGACAATGCAAGCTCAATAGCGATAATAGAGGAGAACAACCGTAATCTTTGGCTTCAGGGTCAAAACTTAGCAGCTCTGAAGGATAGGAATGCTGAGATCAAAGAAGAGCTACGGATAGTAAAGGAGATCGCAGAAGAAAGAAAGTTATCTGCTGAACGGTTTGCATTTCCGCTTGGTGGGGGTGGTTTCGCTCCAGGATCAAATCAAAAGAAAGACTTTGTACCTGGTCCAGTTGCTCCAGGTAAGGTAGGTGATGAGATAGTTTTTGAGGTAAGTGAAGAAGAAAAAAAGAGGATAGCTAAGCTATTAGCTGAAAGGAAGAAAGCTGAAGAAGACTTCTTTAAGTTCAAAAAACAACACGGACTACTTACTATTCAAGAACTATGGGAAGCTGAAGTAGAATTGGTTGAAGATTCAAAGGAGTTTGCAAGATTAACTGAAGAAGAAAAAGGACAAACCAGATTAGACATTTACCGTAAATATACTGATCTTATAATTGCCCAAGAGAAGAAAGATAGGATAACGAGGATAGAGTCATTAGGTACGAGTGCTGCATTTCCAGGACTACCAAAGACCTTAGATAAAGTAGGGAGTGGTACTGTAACTGCTACGGGGATTGATAGAGACTTTACTGATCCTGATGTTGTAGTCGATCCTGACGCTTGGCAAGAGTCATTTGTCGAGATAAATGGCTATGCTCAATTATTCGGGGGTGCTATGATTGAAGTATTGAACATGGTATCTCAGGCGAATCAACGAGCATTGCAAGATGATCTAAATAGAATAAATGAAAGATATAGTTATGAAGAACGATTACTAAATGAAAACCTAAAGAAAAAGTTAATTAATGAAAATGAGTTCAACTCTCGGAAGCTATTATTAGACCAAAAAAGATCCAAAGAAGAAGCTAAGTTAAAGAAAGAAGCAGCCAAGACAGAGAAAAACATGGCAATCACAAAGGCTATTATTAATACAGCTTTAGGTGTTACTGGATCGTTAGCACAAGGCGGTCCACTTAGCTGGCTGTTTGCTCTCGTATCTGCGGCACTTGGAGCTGTCGAGATTGGAATCATATCTTCTCAGACTTTCGCTAAAGGTGGACACCAGAAGCTAGGCAAGGATGGATCTGTATTAAGAGGCAAGAGACACGCACAAGGTGGAGTTAATCTAGGAGAAGTTGGAACTGCTGAAGCTGGTGAGTACATGGGTATCATATCAAGACCATCTACGGATAAGTATTCAGATATTCTACCTACTGTTTTTGACTCTTTGAATAATCAAAGCTTCGAGAATGTGTTTGCGGTGAAGCCCGTAGTTGTCACGGAATCGAAGTACCAGAAGAAGATGTACCAGGAGATGACAAAGGATAAAACCCAGAGTGAAACAACGGTAACGGATACAATGATAATAACCAGAAATGGTAACCATATCAGCAAAGTATATATATGATCTGTCACAATAAAATATATGTCCATGAGATAAGCTTCGATGCTGGTTCTAATTACACGGTAGTTCAGTTGGCTAAGTTTGTTAAGTTCACATGGAAGCGAGAGAAGAACGCTAAATATTATCGGGATAAGTCTACTGCATGGAAGATCATTCGCTCTCATGCTGCTGGTGTTTATGATGTTTTAAAGGGATACATTGATGGCCCTGATTCTGTTACCTTGCAGATTAAAGTTAGGACGTGGCTGATGGAATTTGATGGGGTAACTCCTAAACGGGTTTACTACGAAGGGTTGGTTAAATTATCAGACTGCGAGGTTGATGCAGACGGGGAGGGGATTACATTTACCCCTACTACTGATGATGATTATCTCTGGTACGAAAGTTACAAGGGAGTGAAGTACAACCCTCAGACAATAATGGATATTGATGAGATTGTAACCTACGAAGCAGAGCCTGTAAAAAGGGTAATGTTTAACGAGCTGGTTGACCCTAATGGATACAATTCAGTATGCTCTCCAGGTGAAACTCTGGATGATTGGCTGACGGCTAGAAAGTATATAGAGACAAGTTTCGCTTATGATGATGGAGCTATTTTAGGATCAGAAACAACATGGGGCTGGTGTAGAAATGACGGTGGTAAGTATTATAAATGTATACTAGAGAATACCGCAGGGGCGGGTAATGAGCCTACTGGGGCTGGCAATGCTAATTGGACTCGTATAGACCCACCACCAGATGACTACGTACAGCTTCATTCAGAATTACCTTTTACTGGCTATACAGAAGGGAATGGAATATACGACACGGGTTATCCTGCTGTAACCGCAAACGTAACAGATGCCACTAATGTAGATGTAGGGGATTTCTACAAAAAAGGATGTACGGTAATAACCGAAGAATACACGGTGGCAACCAGAGCCAGAGTTTTGATTGATCTCGCAGGGGATGATGGGGTGTTTAATCAAATGCTCCTAGAAGCTGGTCAGTCGTTTACTGTTGTATCTGAGTTCTTTTCAGACTCCCCAAATAACCCTGTAAGCGGAACGGCTAACAAGTTATTGAATCTAATTATCTGCACGAAAGAAGCTATCATTAACGGGGTGGACTCATCTAATCAAAACGATGGATTAAGCTTTGAACAGTTCTTTGCTATGATGCGAGAGGTGTTTAATTGCTACTGGTATATTGACGGAACTGATCTAATCATTGAGCATTTAAGCTACTTTGAAGAAGGGTTATCGTACGGTGGGAGTCCTTCAACGGGAGTGGATCTTACTTCAGCCACGTATCCTTATACGATTAATAATACACTAGATGCTAACGGTGGGGATTCTCTAGATAAGTATTCATTTTCAGGGGTAGACTTTCCAGAGAAAGAAGTATGGAAGTGGGCAGAGCAACAAGGATCAGACGGGTATATCGAATACACTTCAGCTATTGTAGACGTTGGGAAAGAAACAGTACATAACGCACAAATCCTAACAACAGATATAGAGTTAGTAGTTAAATTCCCCGATCAAGTAGATGAAAACGGGTGGGCGTTAATGGCTTGTGATCCTACTAATATAATCTGGATGCGAGATTCTTACAAAGACGGCTATTACCCAGGTGGCACTTTAGGAACTCTTTATCCTGATGTTCTAAATGGTGAGCTTTATTGGGATAACGACTTGATGGATTGGTGGAGATATGGACTGGCTTTGACTAATGTTAGGATTGTCGGAACGGTAACAACCGCTCTATCAGTTACAAGGTCTAAGAAGCAAGAGAAAGTAATGTTCCAGAGGAAAGAAGATATAACTTTAACTGATCTCATAATTACACATTTAGGAAACGGAGAAGTGGATGTGATGGAAATAGATACAGAATCAGACTGGGTGACAGTTAGTTTATTATACGAATTATGAAGAACCTAAACACGATAGTACCATTCTACGATGCCGTAAGCGAGCAGTACAGATACAGGGATGACCAGCAGATCACTCGTAAGCAGTTAAGGTTGGTGTGTTCTACTTTAAGACTTCTGCCGTTTACTATCCGTAGGGCTACATCCACTGGAGTGGTTGCTAATATACTGTTTAGAATCTACAAGGTATCTGATGGCACTCTGGCAAAGACTGCAACCCCAGCTACTCACTTGACTATCACAACGGGATCGACTTATGATTATATAAACTATGTAGCTAATGCAGACTTCGCTACTGCATTGCCTTATGGGGAATACTACGTAAGGATCACAGACGAGTTCCCGACTCCTGATGTAGACTATTACTCAGATGTGTTTATGGTTGTTAGTGCAGTAACGGATTACATTAAAGTGGAGTTCTGGGATGATGAGCAGTTAAATAACATTCCTGCTTCGTTTCATCAGTATTTATATATTGATAACTCATACAAGACACCAGACTATATAAGAGAAGAAGAAGGGGAGAAGATTGACGGAATATTACTGAAACAAAAGCAGACCACTCAGAAGGTGTTGAATTTATATAACTTACTCACTCCTGAATTTATGCTGGATTCGTTGATGACCTTACCGATGATAGACAACGTGAACGTAACGGATCTACTTGCAGAC